GGCAGGTTTACCTGGGGCCAAGCTTATTGGAATGCAGACACAACTTTAAAAACAGGTTGGGGTGCAAAGTCTTGGGGTGAAGATGAGTGGGGTGAATTAAAAGACGCTGTTGCTCAACCATCGGGTCTTTCTATAACAGCTAGTGTTGGTTCAGTTGACATACCAGATGTAATTTTAACTTTAACAGGTCAATCATTTACAGCATCACAAGGTGAAGCATTTAATCCTGTAGTAACAGAAGGTGTGTCGGCATCTTTTTCTATTGGTTCTGTAACTGTGGATGATGTTCATCAAGGTTTATCTGCAAGTGCAATTACAGCAGCGTTAGGAACACCAACAGTTGCAGATATGGTTGTTGGTATGACAGGTGTAAGTGCAACCTTATCACAAGGGACAGCAAAAGCACCTAATGATACTGTGTTGCCATCTGGTTTATCTATAACGTCAGCTCAAGGTACGGCTCAAGGTATATCTTCACAAGAAGCAACATTAACTGGTCAATCATTTACTGCAAGTTTAGGAACAGTTACAATACCAAACGATACGGCATTAATATCAGGGGTATCAGCAACTTTTAGTTTAGGATCCATTGTTGGATTAGGAGGGGCTTTAGCTCAGCCAACAGGTATATCTTTTACCTCTTCTGTTGGATCTTTAACAGTAGAAGAAGCTTTAGGTTTAACAGGTCAATCGTTTAGCGCCAGCGTAGGGTCTATTTCTTTGGCTGATATTCAAATAGGATTAACGGGTCAATCAGCATCATTTAATATAGGAACAGTTAATATATTCGCATACGGTGATGTTGACACTGGTTCAAATACGTCTTATAGTAATGTTTCAACTGGATCGAATGATACATATTCGGATGTTGCAACTGGATCAAATACACCTTTAGGTGTTGAACTTCAAGCAACTGGTGAAAACGCCGGTACATGGGGAACAAAAACTAATACAAATTTACAACTTCTAGAACAAATATCTGGTGGTTTTATAGCAAAATCAATAGCAGGTGGTGCACAAACAACTGCTTTAACTGTTAGTGATGGATCAACAGGTGCAGAACTTGCACATAGAATGATTGATTTCACAGGTTCAATTACAGGAAATCAAATTGTAACAATACCTTTAGATGTTCAAACTTTTTATATTTTAAGAAATTCAACTTCAGGAGCATATACGGTTCAGTTTAAATATGCATCAGGATCTGGTTCAACATTTACTTTTTCAGCAACACAAAAAACAACTAAAATAGTATTTGCGACTGCAAACGATAGTACAAATCCAGATATCATAGAAGTTCAAACTGGTGGAGATGTTGTTGACGATACATCACCACAATTAGGTGGTGACTTAGATACTAATAGTTTTAATATAGCTTTTGATGATGCACATGGAATTAATGATGAGAATGGAAACGAACAAATAGTATTTCAAACAACTTCATCTGCAGTAAACCAAATAGATATAACTAACGCTGCATCTAGTGGTGGACCATCTATTCAAGCAACTGGTGGTGATTCTAATATAAATTTAAAAGTTGGACCTAAAGGAACGGGTCTTATAGAATTTCTTGGTGCTGATAATCCAGGTTCAATTCAACTTAACTGTGAACAAAATTCTCATGGAATTAAACTTACTGGACCTGCGCATAGTGCTGGTCAATCATACGAATTAAAATTTCCTACAGGAAACGTAACAGCAGACAGATTTTTAAAAGTAGCGTCAGTATCTGGTTCAGGAGCAACAGGTGTTGGACAATTATCTTTTGCTGAAGTATCAGGTGGTACTTCATGGCAAGCAGTAAAAACTTCTACTTTCACAGCAGTGGCTGGAGAAGGTTATTTTGTAAACACAACAAGTGGTGTAATAACAATGAATTTACCTGCAGGAACATTAGGTGATGAAGTTGTATTTATTGATTACGCAGGAACTTTTGATTCAAACACATTTACTATTTCAGCAAATGGTTCAGAAAAAATTCATGGATCAACGAATGATTTAACAGTTTCAACAGAAAGAGCAGGAAATACTTTAGTGTATACAGATTCTACGCAAGGCTGGCTGCTAAAGAATAATTAATCATGGCTACATATAAAGATATTGTCGGAACTGCAATCCGAAATAATGCAGGTAATATTCCTACTGCAGAGACAGGACAAATATTTTTTGATAGCACAAACATAGATTTTAAATATCAACAACCTAATAAAACAACTGCAGCGTCTTGGTCAACAGCTGCTCCTTTAAATACAGCTAGAGCATATTTATTTGGTTGTGCTGGGGATAAAACGGCCTCTTTAGCTTTTGGTGGAAATGAACCACCAGGATCTGTTACGGGAAAAACAGAGTCATGGAATGGGGCCTCATGGACAGAAACTGGAGATTTAAATGATTCAAGAGGAGAAATCGGTGGATGTGGTACACAAACTGCAGCTTTAGCTGCTGGAGGAAATTCGCCTGGAGGAACATCTAACACAGAAGAATTTAATGGATCATCGTGGACTGAAGTTGCAAATTTAAATACAGCCAGAAAATCTCTTGCTGCAGCAGGAACTATGGAGGCAGCATTAGTGTTTGGTGGATACGATCCATCTTTTCATGCAGTGACAGAATCTTGGAATGGAACAGCTTGGACTGAAGTGGCAGATTTAAATGATGCAAGAAACCAACTTGGTGGTGCGGGTATTCAAACAGCTGCACTAGCGATAGGAGGAAATACTCCTGGCTCAACTGGAAACACAGAACAATGGGGTGGGTCTAGTTGGACTGAAGTTGCAGATTTAAATACTGCAAGATATGCAATGGGTTCTGGAGGAACTTACACATCAGCAATAGCAATGGGTGGAGAACCTAAAACAGGTAAAACAGAATTATGGGACGGAAGTTCTTGGACAGAAGTTACAGATATGAATACAGCAAGACAAACTCTTGGTGGTGTTGCAACTAATAACACTTCTGGTATGGCAATTGGTGGAGATCAATCGCCTCCATATAGTAATTTAGTAGAATTATTTACAGGAGCAGGTGCAGATATTGGAGCATGGGCAACTAGCACAGCTTTAAACACTGCTAGATCAGGACAATTAGGAGCTGGAATTTATACAGCAGCTTTAATGTTTGCTTCAGATCAAACTCCAACAGCTCAATTAACCGAAAAATGGAACGGTTCAAGTTGGACTGAAGTTGCAGATTTAAATTCAGCAGGAATTAAATCTACTGGTTTTGGAGCAACATATGATGCAGCAATCAGATGTGGTGGAGATGCAGGATCAGGCTATAGTGCTATTTCTGAAACTTGGAATGGTTCATCATGGTCAGAGGGCAGTGATTTAAATCAAGCAAGAGAACAACACGCATCAGTATCAGGGTCTGTAACTGCTGGATTAGTTTTTGGTGGCCAAGGTCCACCTCCAGCTATGCAAACTGTTACAGAACAATATAATGGTTCGGCTTGGACAGAAACTGGAGATTTAAACACGGGAAGATATTTTGCGGCAGGCAGTGGTTCAACTACTGCAGGATTAGCTTTTGGTGGTAATTTGGATCCTGGAAATACAGATGTAACAGAATCATTTAACGGAAGTTCTTGGACAGAAGTAAATGATTTAAATACTGCAAGACATGGATTAATAGGATTTGGCACAAGCACTGCAACTCTTGCAACTGGTGGAGGTGATCCTGTTAAAGCTAATACGGAAGATTGGAATGGAGCTGTTTGGGCTGAAACATCTGATTTAAATACAGCCAGAAAACATTTATCAAGAGCTAGTGCAGGGACAACAACTAATGGATTAGTTTTTGGTGGTACACCACCAGTAACTACAGCATCTGAAGAATGGAGTGGAAGTTCAGTAGCAATTAAGGTATTAACAGATTAATAGGAGGAAACTATGGCAAAAACATATCAATACTGTGTAGCAGAAAACTGGGGCAGAGGATTTATTGATCACGATGAATCTTGGAGAATCACGTTTAAAAGCTATCCAGGAAATGTTTGGCAAGTTCCTGCATACAACAAACATGCTAATCTTTGGATTGCCAAAGTAGCGGGCGCAGTCAAAACAAAAGACGAAGCTCAAGCAATTGTTGATGCAGAGGTTCAAGCGGCACAAGCTGCATGGGACGCTCAGACAGACGAAGAAAAAGCTGATGAGATGAGACCAAGACCTGCTGACATAATATTGGAGGATTAAAAATTTAGATGTCAACTTATAAAGAAATAAGAGGACTTAAAGTTCGGGATTATACTACTAACCCTGATAACCCGATAGAGGGACAGCTATGGTATAATACAACGGACAATGTAGCTAAGTATCAGATACCACAAGTATTATCATCTTGGAGCACGCAAGCTAACATGAATAATGCTAGAAATGGTATGTGGGGAGCAGGAATTGCAACTGCCGCATTAGCTTTTGGAGGTTCTCCTGTAACAGGTCAAACAGAAAGTTGGGATGGATCTAGCTGGACTGAAGTTGGAGATTTAAACACTGCAAGATCTCAATTAGGAGGTGGTGGTACTTATACATCTGCTTTAGGTTTTGGTGGAGATTTAGGACCTGCATTAACAAATAAAACAGAAAGTTGGAATGGATCCGCATGGACTGAAGTAGCGGATTTAAATACCACTAGATATTATGTAGCTGGTTGTGGTGCAGATAATACATCTGCTTTGGCTTTTGGTGGAAGAACTCCTCCAGGGGCTTCAGTTGCTAACAATGAATCTTGGAACGGTTCTTCGTGGACAGAGACAACTGATTTAAATACTGCGAGAAGATATTTAGCAGGTTGTGGTATAGTTACATCAGCTTTAGCTACTGGTGGAAATACTCCCCCAGGAGCAAAACAAGCTTTAAATGAACAATTTGATGGAACCTCTTGGACAGAGGTAGGTGATTTAAATACTGCAAGACAACATTTAAGGAGTGCAGGACAAACTAATACAAGTGCTTTAGCTTTTGCTGGAGAAATTACAAATGTATCGGCACTTACAGAATCTTGGAATGGAACTGCTTTTACTGAGGTAGCAGATTTAGGAATTGCAAGGGCTTATGTAGCACAAGCAGGAGCAGGAAATACATCAGCTTTATGTTCTGGAGGTTACGCACCTCCTTCTAATTCAACTGCAACAGAACAATGGACTGCGAATGTTCCAATAGGTGCTTGGGCAACAAGTGCTGATATGAATAATTCAAACTTTGGTATGGGTGGAGATGGAACTGTAACTACAGCTATAGCTAGTGGTGGAGCAAATACTCCTAGTGATAAAACATCGAAATGTGAAACATTTAATGGAACTAGTTGGACCGAACAAGGTAATATGAACACTCGTAAATATTACGGTAGTAATGCAGGTAACTCAACAGCAGGACTAGCATTTGGTGGAGAACCAGCTGATCCAAGTAGAGCTGACTCAGAAACATTTAACGGATCAAGTTGGAGTGAGGCTGCAGATTTAAACACTGGAAGAGAATCAGTTGCAGGATCAGGAACTCAAACTGCTGGAATATGTGTATCGGGGTCTCCTAATCTTGCAATCGCAGAACAATTTAATGGATCAAGTTGGACAGAGGTTGCAGACTTAAATACTGGAAGGGCTAATGGTGCTGCAACAGGAGCTACTAATACTGCAATATTATATTTTGCAGGTAGCGTTAATCCAAAAAAACAAACAGAATCTTGGAATGGTTCGGCATGGACAGAAGTTAATGATATGAATACTGGAGGACCTTCAGTAGCAGGATCTGGATCATACACTTCAGCGATATCATCTTCTAGTTCTACTAGTCCTAAAGCTCAAGTTGAAGTTTGGAATGGAACTATTTGGAGAAAAGACACAGATTTAAATACAGGCCGAGATGGAGGTAGAGCGGCAGGTGCTGATAATACCGAAGGCATACATTTTGGTGGAAGAAATGAACCAACAGTTTATGCAAGCACAGAAGAATTTTCTGCAGGAGCGGTAACTACTAAAACAATAGACACAGATTAATTATGACAACATACAAAGAAATACGAGGAACACATATTAAAACAGTAACAACAGATCCACCTGCACCTGTTAATGGACA